CTACTGTTGTCTAATTGAGTGAGTGTAAAACTTTCGTCACATTTTGACAAGGCTTCAATAAGCAACATATTGTGGGGATAACAGTAAATATCTTCAACGATAGGACTACCAGCAGCAACAATGCCGTTGAAAGCAATGGCCCACTTATCTTTAAGCCCAATATGGGTTTCAAATGCAGCTCCTACTTTTTCACTAACACATGAGCAAAATTGTAACGCTTCTAGCAACTGGCTAGATTGAGGTTGTTTGTTTGAGCGAGGTTGCCTAGCCATTAATAAGGTATCTCACCATCGTCTTTATAATCAGGACAACTGTAAATCAATATTTCAGTAGGAGGCTTTAAATTATATTTTCCACATAAGTCTTGTTCATGTTCCCATTCCATGCAATTTAAACAATTTTGAAATGGAAAAGATGCTTTATCTTTTATATGCTTTTCTACAGCGTTATCTATGGCTGTTTTAAATTCATGATATTGATGTGATCTTAGTATAGGTTTCATTTGCTAAAACTCACATCCAATTATCTCAGGATATTTTTTATTCACATGCACTCTGATAAATCTAGGGCAACGTAAATTTTGGATATGGTCTAGAGCTGCGTCAATGGTTGTTGGTGGCTCCAATGGGCTACGCCTTCTCCACCAATCCCTAGCTATCTTACCAGCCATTCCAGAATGTTCAAGGCAAACATATTCAGTGAATGCTAAGCCTGTTGTGTAATATGTAGTTTTTAAAGTATTTGGTTTTCCTAGCTTACCGTCATGCTTAGCGTACACAGCATTTAAAACATTAAAGCTTTCAATTTGCGGCAATGGCTCATGAGCTGCTGCGCGGATTAATTCATCTGTGCCCGGTTTAGAAACAAGCTTTTGCTGAAATGTAAATGGCTCAGCACATTGGCAACACAGCCTAGCAGATATATGATTGTATGCTCCGCAAGTTTCACATATTTTAACTGGCATATCCCCCGCGTCCCCTTTTTTCATTTTAGGGATAGCAGGGTCATTTATAGGACCAAGGCGAGGAGTATTCCTAGCGTAGTCTAGCACTAAACAATTATCTTTTCCGTCAGCTGGCCTAGTACCTCTACCAAGCATCTGTACCCATAGTGGTACGCTTAATGTTGGTCTAAGCATTCCAATCAAATCTATTTGGGGGTGATTAAAGCCGGTGGTAAGCTTGCCGTAATTAACAATAGCTCTGAGTTGATTTTGTTTAAATGCGCTAATTGCTGCATCATTATATTCGGCTGGCCTTTTTGAATGGACGGGAGCGCAATCAATTCCAAAAGCTCCAAGTTGCTCCGCAATATGCTCAGCGTGTTCAATACCGCTTGCGAATATAAGCCAGCTTCTTCTGTTATTTCCATAGTGTACCAACTCCTGTAATGCTTTAAACGTTATCTCAGCTTTATCTACAGCGCCTTGCAACTGAGTAGCTACAAATTCGCCTTTTACTACCGATACGTTAGAAACGTCTAATTCTGTTTTAGTTCTTTGCGGTATTAACGGTGCCATGTAGCCTTGTGCTAGTAGCTCGTTAAAACCTTCTAGATTTGTCTTATCATAAATAACGTCAGTGAACAAGCCATTTTCTGTGATTAATCCCATCCCCATACGGTACAAGGTAGCAGACATACCAATGATCTTTAAATTAGGATTTATCAATTTCATGAAAGCAAAGAAAGTCTGATACTGACTGCTTTCCTCTGCCGATACCAAGTGAGCTTCATCTACAAATGCTATGTCTCTATGACCAAACCAATCAGGATGTTTAATCATAGATTGAATGCCACCAAAGATAATTGGGTGAGCTGTATCTTTTTGTTTTAATCCTGCTGAATAAATTCCAAGTGGTGCATTTCCCCACACTTTAAGCAATTCGTCAGCGTTTTGCTTAATCAGTTCTTTAACGTGCGTTACCATGAGGAAACGCTGATTAGGCCAATTCTTCATCACCCCTTGTATGAATGCAGCAGGAAGCACGCTCTTACCAGTGCCTGTTGGTAGCCCTATGAGGGGATTACCGCGTTGCCCGGTTAAGAAGTAATTATATAGAGCGTCTAGAGCTTCCTGCTGGTAGTAGCGAAGTTGGATCATTTAAATCGGCAACCAATTATCACAACCAGTTTTAATAAAGTCAGCTGGAATTATAGCCTGATGGAGCTGACAAGTCCATGTAGCGTCTTGTGTGGGCAAAACATTTCTACAGCTTCTACAATTCTTCTCAGGTATTTCACCATCAAAACATATGCCTTTTTGGTGGCAATACTTGCAATTAAACATTGCAGGGTTTTCAGATATCCTAGGTGGAGGTTCTTTAGAAAATATAATATCGTTAGCTTTTTTCTCTAGATGTGCTCCTAAATTCCAATCAAGCTCAACAATTTTAAAAGTTATATCGCTATCGTTTTTATTTTCGATCATGTATAGCCCATATTTTAGACCATACTTGTACCCATATTGTGACATTTGAGCGTAGTGGCGTGGCTTGGCTTTAGCTACGCCTTCACTTTCTACTTTGGTAAATCCTGTGCCTGTATTGTTGGTTTTGTACTCATTGAGTAGTACAAGATCAGATGACAGTTGATAGCGTGCTGGAGGCTTACACATGCCGTCCAATGATCCACCGTAATGCCCCATAGCTCCACTAATGCGGAATTGTTTAGGATATATTTTAAGAGTAGCCGCGACAATTTCATGCGATGTTCCTGTTACATCTTGAAGCATTCCATCTTCACTAGGTACAAAAGTTTCTGACCAAAAATAAGTATCACTTTCAGGATGATAATTTAAAACAGTTTCAGCAAATTCTTTAACTTCAAAACCAATACCCCTTAAGTAAATAATAAAGCGAGGCTCAGCGGAATGACCTACGTTAAATAGACGTAGCATTCGCCCATCAAATCTCTCTTGCTTTACCCATCTGAAACCATACCAAAGCTTGCGCCAGCATTCTTCCCCAAGCTCAGAGGCTCCTAAATGGTTTCTATGGCCCTGCTCATAATAGTTTTGGCAAAATTCATCAACATCATTAGCAATTAATTCTTCTAGCTTTTTGCGATGTTCTGGATTGGATAGGTCAAGCATTCTTCATTCACCAATTAAAATGCCCTGCTAAATCGTGCGGCCAATCTAGCAGGGCTAAGTTTGTTTAACAGTTAATACGTCTTATTATTAGTGCTTTGAGGGAACAGGTAAAGTCCTACGTCTGTCGTTCGTCTGACCATAGCAGGAAACCGGAAAAATTGCTATGTTAGCCATTCCTATTACGTCCGGTTGACACCCTCAAACCTTACCTATTCCCCCAGGGCGGATTGGTAGCAGGCTGAGCATTCCCTTGGGGTTGCCATGCCTGCCCTTGGGGCTGAGGTTGAGCCTGAGGCTGCTGTGCAGGCTGCTGCGGCTGCTGGCCCCATCCTCCCCCCGGCTGCTGTGTCATAGGCTGGCTCTGCTGCGGCTGCGGCTGTGCTTGCTGTTGAGGCTGAGGCTGAGCAGCGCCAGTTTTACCCGGTTCATTGCCAGCAAGGTCATAGACCTTCTTAAGCTCAGTATAACCCTTCCTATCGGGGAATGCAGGGTCAGGCTCCTCATTCTTCTGATAGCCAACATCCATAAGGCCCTGCGCTCCCTTCAGAGCAGCACCTTCATTACTCCAATCAATCTGATAACGTCCTGTTGCACGGCACAGTGCAGACAATTGACCATGCGCAATTTCTACAGCCTTTGGTGTCTTATTCCAAATGTTGTAGCGTTGAATAACAGTTCCAAGTTGTGAAGTAAACTCAACTTGGAAATAGCCACCATCCTTAGAACTATTTTCTTTGATTGAGCAATCCGAAATAGTGAAAGGAATTTTGTTAGCTGGCGGATGGCCGCCACCACCCTGATTAGGTTCATATTGATTAGCGTTGAAAGACCCTTGCATTTGCATAGTATTGTATTCCTTTAGTTTGTAATCGCCTTAATGGCCCACATAACAGCTTCTTCAATCTTAGTCTCAGCTAGTGACATTTCTCTAGAAGGTTGAGCTTTACTCAGCAGCTCTAGAAATTCAAGACCCTTATCTTTAATTTCTAGCATCTGCTTCTTCTCTAGATCATTTAAAACTTTATACTGATGACGCATGGTGTTGTTTACTGTGCGTTCATTGCTTGCGCTATCCATTTTAAACCTTACATCAGTGAGTTGATTTTAGCGATTGAATTGGAAATTCTTGTTTCCAGCAAAAGAATAGCATCTTCCAATTGCCCACACAAGGTAAGAATTGGAGCTGGTGTGTATTTGGGCGGCTCAGTTGCAGCCATAAATTTAGCGTTTAGTTTACGCCATTCTCCATTAGGGATTGAAGTAAATTCTAACGCTTCATTCAAACCTTTTAAAATTTTATTAGGCTTACGACTACGCTTATAACTCCCTCTCTTAGTACCGGGCTTTACGCCACGCTTTTTTGCTTTCTTAGCCATCACTGCGCTCCCCATCCTGTTGCAGCGGGAGCTTTGGGCTGTTCTGCTTCATTCTTAACCTCTCCCTTAACTTCAGGTTCCTTAAATGCTTTAAGACGCTTGTTTAGGTAGTTGATACGTTCGATTTTAACATCAGTGTTGTCATGCAATCCGTAACCATGCCAACAAATAAGCTGCTCAATTTCATCCTCAGTCAAGTTTACTGCTTTAGTATCCATTTTAAATAAATCCTTTATCTAATGCCAGCCATTCTGGCATTGTAAATGTTCCATCTTCATTGTTTTCAACCATTGACTTAGGAACCCAAGTTCTTTTTTCGCTAGGTGTTGTGTCCCCCTTTTTAGTTTCCATTGTTCCATCAAAAAGTAGATAAGCGTTATCTGTCTCATGACGGATTACAGCGGAAATATCTATGAGTTGTTTTTTCATTTTAACCGTATTCTTGCCCATAATTATTTAAAACTTTAGCTATCCATTCTGCGCGTTCTTTAGCTGACAATATAGCTCCATCCGTATAACCTATTTCAGCATCAGAAGGTTCATCAATAGTACAAATAACAAACCATGCCGATAAACCATTAATACAAGAATATTGTGTTTCAATATTCCAACTTGTACCAAACATAGCTGGTTTAGCTACATACATTTTAATAACTAAACTTAGGTGGAGCATTCATGGCTTTTTCTACCAATGCCCCAAAGTGAGGAGGTTCAAAATCGTCCAAATTACCTGTACGATTGCGAGCCATTACATTATACGTTCCGTTACATTGGAATGATAGGACTTCTCCAGCTTGACCGGGTACAGGGCCTTTATACAATCTTAAAATAAAATCGTATAAATGAGGTACATCAATAGGCAAAACTTTACCGGGAAAGTATGGCCTAAACAATGACTGACCTTCAACGTCAGCCAATTCTTCTTTGCATACTAAGTAAACATGCTTGTAGCGAGTGTAATAGAGTGTACGCAAATGGTTCATTGTATTAGTAGCCATTTCACCATATGCTGCCATACCGTGAACCTTCTTACCGCTGGAACTAGTACCAGATAGAGCAGCGTTTAAATATACGTCTGCCATTTGGCTACCGCTATCAATGCCTAGGGTATCAAAATTTTTAGTCTCAGCACTTTCAAAAAACCATTTAAAAAATTCGTCAATACGCTTTGCAGTATAAGCGTCATATGTTGGAATGTTGCTACCGCGCATTGATAACAAACCAGCTTCAGTAGCTAACAGTAATGGGCGAGGAGCTGTATTTAACAATGGTGTTTTGCCAGTACCAGCGCGACCATAGACGATACTCTTAATCCCAAAATTCTGAGCGTGCTCATGTGCCGCCTTTAAATCTCTAATGTCCACAGTCTATTTCCTTTTGAGCGTTAGCTATTTGCTTAGCTCTGATGGCTTGACTTTTTAATTTCATACATGGCTTACATTTACATTTGTATCCGTGCGGCCATTTATCAGGCTTGCTCAGTCTAGCAGTATTTCTATCTACCCAAGTTTTGCTTCTTTTTAGCCCTTTGTTTGCTAATGAAAGTCTTAACTTCATTTCATTAGTTAAAGGAGCGCGTTTAGAACTATGCTTTCCTAATCCAGATAAACTTTGTTTCTTTTTAGTTTCTTCGCTAAACTTTAAACCTAAATTGCTATTTGGAATTTTACGCTTATTGTAACCCAATTCTGGTTTAGTACAATCTGTTAATTTAATCCAATAAGCTTCGCGCTCAAGTAAATTTTCTTTGCTGCAAAATTCAATACTATCAAAAGAAAAGCTACCAAATCCTAGTTGATTGTAGGCAGATTGCAAATGTTTATTTGGATGCTCCCCAAGCTTTAGTTTTTTCTTATGAGCTTTGATTCTGTTACTTATATGAACAGATGACCCAACATAAATTTTAAAGTTTATCAGATTGGTTATTATGTAAATACCAGACAGAGCATGATCTCCAGCAGCTTTAAGGTCGCGAATATCCATTATTCACCATTACTTGTAGTTTTAGACTTAAGGTCTCTAATCATATCTTCGCGCATAGCCTCAGCATGCTTCTTAAGACGCCAAGCAATATCTTCACTCATGCCACGATTTTCATTTTTAAATCCTAAAGCTGCTGCAAAAATACCCACAACTTGCATTTGAGCAGACAATATTTCATTTTGCTGACGCAACCGCTGAATTTCTTCAGCACCAAGCATCATAGTATTAATCTTATCTTGATCGGTTCCGGCTACCATTATTTCTTTCCCTTTCGCGGCTCTTTAATCTCCAGCGTAGGAGCAGCCTCAGTAATCGTCAACATTTCAGTAATTACATTTAAAGCTGTGCTAGCAAACTGGCTACCCTTGTCTTTATCTTCCATCAGTTGACGGTATTCAGTAAGGAGAAAATTAGGTTTCCAAGACACCAGCCTATCGGCAATTGCCGTACCAGAAGGCCCCATAGCGGATAATTTTTCAAGTGTAGCTTCTACAGTATCATTATCAGCCAGATTATAGTTGTATTTCACTCCAGCCTTTAGCACATACCCATTGCCAAGCTCTTTGTTGTTCATGCCTTCAGACTTAGCAGGAAAAGCACGGCTGACAATGTACTTACGCAAATCCATTTCTTCAGCTTTAGCTATTTCAATAGCCTGCTTCTTCTCTTGCCACAGCATAAGCAATTCATCCTCTGACATTGCATCAAGAGGGTTGGATGGAGCAGCCATAGCAGCGTCATTGACATCTGGAGCAGGGCCAGTAGGCCACCCCTGAGCGGCTCCTGTAGGGCCAGTGTAAGGTTCTACAATATATCCGCCGCGATTGCTAACGTTATGGTCAGCGCAAAAAGCGCACATACGAATTGGATTATCGTTATGTCCGCGCCAGCCAACAACGCTAACAGCAGGCTTGTTACATGGGATATAAAACTGTGAAGAATTTAATGAAGCTTCTTCACAGCAATGAGCGTTGGCTTTTAAACCCTGAGCGGCTTGAGGTTGCGGCCACGAATTAGTAATGTTATTTGGATTAGGCCATTCACTCATTTTAATTCCCCTTAGGCCATGCTGGCCCATTTTGCTTCATCATGCGAGTAGCCAAGCTATCAGAAGCAGCGTGGAGCGTAGTTCCAACTTCAGCAGCCAGCTTGGTATCAAGCTTACCTTCTACATGATTAAATACACCAGCACGATCAAACAACATAGCAATCTTGATATCAATCATATCCAGAAAACTATCATCACTTTCATCGTATTGATCGATTGGCAATGCTCTGGAATGAGCATACAAATAAGCTCTACGCATTTGAGTACGCACTTCAGTATAAACAGCACGGCTATCAGGGTCTAAACCTTTTAGTACATCACGAATGTCCGGCATTATTTATTCCCTCATTTTGAGTAGCCGCAACCATGACAGCCGGGAAAAGGCAAGTCAAGCTAAAAACTGTACTTGACTGCAAAATAATTTTAAGCAATCTTGCGCGGCATGGCACAAAACACAGAAAAAACTCGCTCCAGCGTCACACTATACGGTGAGGACGCTGCGTTGCTCCATAAGCTTAAAGAAATATTGCAAGCTAAGCATCCTGTTAAAATGTCACTTACCGATGTAGTTCATGTAGCTTTGAATAAGCTGTATGAGCTTGAGACTAATAACTAATCCCCACACTTAAGGCATCACCTATGAATGTGGGCATGTATTTATCAGTCCCTGAAGAATTGCGCTTGCTTCCTAATTGGTTGCTATGGCGCTTAGAATATCCTAATGGCCCTGATAAGAAGCCTAGCAAGGTTCCATACCAAATTAACGGCTTTAAAGCTAGTGTAACCAATTCTAACCATTGGGTTACATTTGAAGTAGCCTTTAGTCAGTTGTCGCTAGGCGGCTATGACGGGTTGGGATTTGTTTTTACAAATACAGATTATTCAGGAATTGATTTGGATGACGCCAGCACTCTGGCTGATGGTTCTCCTAATCCTAATTATCAAGCTGACTTAAATCGTCAAATTAAAATTGCCCATGAGTTTGATAGCTACTCAGAAACCAGCCCTTCTGGTAAAGGCTTACATATTATCGTTAAGGGTAAAGTAGCTGATGGAAAGCGAACTAACTATATAGAGCTTTATCCTTCAGGCCGTTTCTTTACTATGACGGGGCAAGTCCATAATAACAAGCCTATCAAAGAATGCCAAGAATTACTTACGCTTCTTTGGTCACAAATGGGGGGAGTTTTAAACTCTACTCCTGCAATAGCTAGTCAAGCTGAAGCTCAATCTGATGAAGAAATTTTAAATTTGGCGCGTACACATAACGCTTCTACTTTTATTGACTTAGAGGCAGGTATTTGGATTGGCTCATACCCTTCTCAATCTGAAGCAGATCAAGCTTATTTAAATATTGTAGCTTATTACACTAATAATAAAGCTCAAGTTGAGAGAATTTTTCGCAAATCCAAGCTTATGCGGGATAAGGTAAACACTAATAAAAAATATCTTCCGCGCTCTATCAATACAGCATTTGACCAAAAAGTCAATCTTGTCAACTTAGAAGGGTTAAAAAATCAATTTGATGCGGCATCGTCTAATGGTAAGACAGCAGCCTTTGACGCTGAGAATGGTGGTTCAACTCCATCTGCCGTAGCCAATGGAAGCGTAGCTCAACGGTTAGAGCCAAGTCCTCATAAGACTTCAGATGTAGGTTCAAATCCTACCGCTTCTACCATAATTCCTCCACCGGGATTGATGGGAGAAATAGCTTCATTTATTTATGCCTCATCCCCCCGCCCCGTTCCAGAAGTCTCACTAGCTGCCGCCATTGGGCTTATGGCAGGTATATGTGGGCGAGCATATAATATATCTGGTACTGGCTTAAATCAGTATGTTCTTTTGCTCGCAATGACTGGTGCTGGCAAAGAGGCTATGGCTGAAGGTATTGACAGGCTCATGGCTGAAATTAAAATGCAAGTACCAACTAGCACTACTTTTATTGGGCCATCTGAAATTAGCTCAGGATCAGCACTATTTAAATACTTAGGTAATACCAGCCAATCATTTGTTTCATTGCTTGGCGAATTTGGATTAAGAATTAAGCAGCTATCCGCTCCTAATGCCAATGGCGCTGAAGTTAGTCTTAGACGAATGATTTTAGATTTATATAATAAATCAGGAAACAATAGAACATTAGCGGCGTCTGCTTATTCTAAGAAAGAGGATAGCACAAATTCTGTTCCGTCACCTTCATTTAGTATTCTAGGTGAAAGTACACCAGAAAAATTTTATGAAGTTCTCAATGAAGATATGATTAGCGAAGGTTTGCTTCCTCGTTTTCTTCTCATTGAATACAAAGGTGGCCGCGTCCCCAATAACGAAAATCGTTCTAATGTAGCTCCTACTATTAGTTTGATTACGAAACTAGCAGCATTGACCGCGCAATGTGAAAGCGTTAATCATTCTAATCCAAGGCGAGTTATGAATGTTCAAGCTGATGAGGCAGCTGCTAAGTTTCTATATGATTTTGATAAGCTTGCTGATGCTAAAATTAATGGAGCAGATAAGGACGTTATTCGTCAGCTTTGGAACCGTGCCCACATTAAGGTTATGAAGCTAGCTGCTCTTGTTGCGGTTGGTGAAAATATGATTGAGCCTATTATAAACATACATACTGTTAATTGGGCGGCTGATTTAGTTAAGAATGATATATCTACTATTACAGCAAGGTTTGAGGCTGGAGAGATTGGCGGAAATACTTATGAATTAAATCAGTCTAAAGACATTACAAAAGCTATTAGAGAATATGTAGAAAGAGACTTTGATTATGTTAAAAAATATGGCGCTGTTCAAAAAATGCACAAGGATAAAATAATAACTAGTACATATCTAAGTTTGAAGCTTTCTAAGATAGCTTCATTTAGAAATGATAGGCTTGGAGCAACAGCCGCTTTAAAGCGTTCAATACAAACTTTGATAGACAATGGTAAACTTATAGCTGTTTCTTCTATTGAGTTGTCTAGCAAATATGACACAACTCAAAAGTCTTATTATGTCCATCCTTCTATTCTGGATCAGTAATTAAATTGCGTATAGTATAAATAGTATGGGAAAAAACGCCGTTTACTATGCGTAAGTCATTGAAAATGCCATACTATTTTCGATTTAGGATATTTTCCCATAGTATGGCTCTTAATACGCTCGCTCGCTGCCTCTCTTAGCCCTTTTCTTCTCTCTATACTATTTTATACTATTATATAAAAGATAGAAAAAAGAAAGACTTAGCCACCCTAAGCAAAATACAAAATGTACAAAGGAATTGTTGATATGGCTGAGCTTAAAATTTTAAACAATAGGTCTGGAATGATTTTTAATCTGATAAAGAAAAATCACATGGCTGTGATGATAAGAGAAGGTCAAGATGCGAGCCAAACTTTTACAGACGCTTCTACATTCATTGACAAAGAGCAAGCTAAACAAATTATGATTTATCTTTCTGAATTTATAAGTTATGATGGAAAGAGTGATTAATCAATCAATCATATGGAGTGTGAGAAATGAAAGATGATGACTTGAATGATACACAGCAAACTAATGTGGGCAGACAATTAAACTATTGGATTAGGGAGAAAGAACCTAGTGTATATGAACGTGAAATATGGAATGCTGCTATTGAGGCTGCTGCTAAAGTGATAGATGATTGTAATCATGAAGGCCCATATAATTCTATTGGTGGAGCTAGTAGAATAAGGACGTTAAAGAAGTGAGTAAAGGAAAGCACATATCCTACGAATTGAAAGTAGCTATGTGTGCTGACTATCTCATTGGATTATCGCTGGAGGAGCTAAAACAAAAATATGGCGGCTCAGCGGTTAACATAAGCAAGTGGATTGCAGCTAGAAAATGTTTCAAATTAAGGAAAACCAAATGTCAGAAAGATTAATAATTAAAGCAACATTTCTACTTGACGAGAAATTGCGTACCAATAATTTAAAAATTAAAATGCTAGGTGAAGAAGTTCAGATGTTTCTTGATAACGGAATAGCCGAAACGGAACTAAGAAGTTTGCTCATTTTAGGATGGATCAAAAGGCGATGAAACAATTAATGGAGTTTTTACAAAATAATTTAAAATAGTGCTTGCATTCTAAATTAATCCGTCTACATTAAGAATAACAGATGGAGAGAGCAAAATGACTTGGCAAAATTATTATCTCAGCATTGACCATTCTGAAGATAAGTCTAATGCTCCAGTTGAAAGAATTTACGCTAAGGGCAAGGCTATGGCGCGCAAGAAAGCAGCAGATATTTATTGGAACAATACTGGAGAACGGTTCTATAGTTCTGGCTGCAAGATCACTTGGCGGGATGAAAGCGAATACTTTGGGGATTAAAATGAAAATAGAACTTAAGCCTACAAGCAATCGGTTTAAACGATTGATTAATGATTTTGGTAAGGATTGGTGCTTTGTTGCCAATCCTCACCCAATGTCTTGCTTTAATGGAGAAATTGGAGTTACTGCATTTCCTGCTAATGGTGTAAAAAAGCTATCATGGTGATTGTAAAGCTTAAAGGGCCTTGGTCGCCAAAAGGAACTGACACTGATGAAGCTCACACTTATTTTAAAGATAAGGAATATGTTTATCTTTATGATAATGATTATCAGTTAAATAAAAGATTGTATCCCATTGCTAATGTAGCGAGGCTGGATATTAAATAAATGCCTCTCCTAACCCTAACAGCCAAAGAAATTCATATCCTAGTGCAGCTAATCAGTGCCATGATGGATGCTGATTTAGCATTTGACTATGCTAGGAAGAATGAGTTAAATGCTATTCGTGAGAAGTTGCAGAATGTGAAGGATGTTTAAAATGAGCTAAGCAGACATAGAGGCACAGCGGAAGGCGTTGTTGGAGTTGGCGGATGAATTGGATATGATATTTGATCGCATCGAAAGCTTAACGACTTTATCGGTAAGCTTTCGCCAAGCAGCCAAGGAGCTCCACAAGCACACACCAGACGAAAAAGCTCCTTGGCGATGTGCTGAATGTGGCGGGTCTATAGTTGCTCACGTAAAGGAGCCCCAGCGATGACCTCCACTAAATGAGCATGACTAAATGCTTTACATTGGAATTTTAATTATTTTAATTGCAGCTTTCATCTTTACTCAAAGCAGAAGCATTGACAAAGCTTGGGTTATTGTGCTAGCTGTTGGTGTTATATTTATTGCATGGGGGATGAAATGAATTGGAGTAAGGAATGGCCGTCTAATGTTAATGTAATTCTTCCTGAGCCTCAGCTAGGTATTGAAATAGAAATAGTGAATGATAGTAATCAGCCATTAACTGTATGGCCTAGTGGTGCAATCATAGCTGCTGGTGAAAAGAGAGAATACAAAAACAAAGTGCCTACACATGACCCTTATGCCAATCCCAATACTCATATCTATTATGAGTGCGCTTGTGGAGCGATACTTGATCCGGGTACAAAGAGTTTTGCAGCATTGAATAATGCTGCTATGAATGCAGGATGGAAAGTGCGATGGGGAGCGCACAGCTATCAGCCGTATTGTGTTAAGTGTGGGGAGGATGTGGAGTGAGCTACAAGCGAGACATAATTTTAAATAGACGTAAACGTATTTTAATTATGGTTAGCCAAAAGATACCTCAGCGCGAAATAGCTGAGCGCCTTGGAGTTAGTCGCAGTTGTGTTGCTAAGGTTGTGGCAAGCTATGGTAAATCAAAAAAATGATTAACTGGCTCATACGTTTTATCATCTGTATGCCATTGCTATTTGTATTTGCTTTAATTGTTAAATACCAATTGATTGAGCCTTACAGGTATCAGGTGATTGAGTTTGATGTTGAGGTTAAACCTAAGCCTGTGCTGAAAAAGGAGGATAGAGAAATATGACTATCTTCCTGATACAAGTAATTCCGCTATATCTGATTATGGCTTTTTGCTTGTATTGCATTTTCATTTGGCCTATAGAGCAGCTAATAAGGTGGAACTATGTTAAGTGTAAACGAAATTTTAAATAATCCTAAGCTAATCAAATATGAATTTGAAAGAGAACGTAAAGCTTTAGCTTTGCGTAAAACTTTGGAAATGATTAAGGTAATTTTAAATGAAAATAGAAATACCCGATGAATGGATTGCTAGGATAGGTGGTTGTCATCCTGATACGCCAGTTGAGCAAGTATTTAAAATAATCAGGCAGATATATCCTAGCGCGACTAGACAGTTTTATCATCGTATAGGTCAGTATGTTGTAGAGGAAGCTAAACGTGGATAAAGATAATCCAGCTTGCTATGAATGCCCTAAAGGAAAGAATAAGCTGCATACTTGGCAAATTCATAGAACTCCAGACGGCAAAACTGTTCTAGGTGCCAATTGCATCAATTGTGATTTATATTTAAATGTAAATCAAACACTAGATATGATGGATGAACGATGAAAAATCATAAGCAGCTATTGGCTGATTTTTATCTGGAGCTGCTGGCTATTCCAGCTACGGATATCTTTAGGCTTACCCATCAATCTCTTTATGCTGAAGTTCGTACAGTGTTGGCTATTGAGCTTGATAGCGATGCTCAGACAGTGCAGCGTATCTTTGAACGAATGGCGAGGGAAGATGCAAATGATAATGTGTGCCCCGAATGTCATAATAAAAAATTTAATTGCAATTGTAATCAGAAAGTACAAAATGCAAAAGTTTAAAATAACTAATCGTGATATTTATCTGGCATTTGGATTTGCAGTCTGTTGCATTTTGATTGCCGGTATGGTAGGAGACATGATTGTAAATGGTCAGTAGAGAAGTGATTTGCCTAATTGTAGCTGTAGCTGGTTTAGCTGTAGTTATTATGAGCTAGGATGTAGCGCGCGAAATGGCAGCAGCAATGAAGTCATAAGGTTTCTCCGAACCAAAAGAGACTACCTGAAGTTCTGGCTACATTCTGAAGATGGACGCAGACAAGGTAGTTATTCATGCAAACTAAAGGAATAGAAAATGGATAATGAAATGATTGAGCGATGTAAAGACGCTATAAATGCATTTCCTCATTGGGATTTTAATAATTTAGAAAGAGAGCAATTGGCACTGGCTGTTATCAAAGCTATGCATGAGCCTACTGAGAAAATGGTAGATAAAGGCGGTTACACATATAGCACTGGCGACGGTATGATATTAGATCAAGCTGCTAAAGAATGCTGGCAAACAATGATTGACGGTATAGTAAATGATTAAAGGGCCTGATGTAGACGAAATTATTAAGCGATTAGTGCTAGCTCATGCCGATGGAGATTTAAAAGGTATTGCTTGTGTATTTGTGAATGCTGAAAACCAACCTGAAATTGAAATGAGTTTTGGAGCAGGACAAGCGTTTACAATGAATACTGGTATTGATTTGCTTAAGGATAGCGTGCTTCAGAAAATTAAAACGGCAGGGCAGATAGAGCCAAAGGAGAGGGAATAGGGAATGAAATATTTAATTATAATGTCAATGCTATTGCTAACATCTTGCAATGAATTTGGCAGCGGCCCAACTTGCAAAGCGGATCAAGTGACAGTTGGTATGTCTGAAGCAGATTTGTTAAAACTTTGTGGTTCTGTAGAGCGAAGTTATAGCTCTAGCGGCAAAACTCAATGGGCGTATTTGGGGCCAGAACGTTTATTTGTTTATACTGAAAATGGTAAGGTGGATAGTAAACAATGGACTGCTTACAAATGACTTGGGGTAATCCTCCTCCTATTGAGCCAACTGAGCCCAAGCAAGGTAAAGTAATCAATCCTGAGGATTTGGCTGGTGATAGCGAAAGCTCGCAGCAGAAGGCGTTGTTCGCTTGGGCTGCTCAGAGTGTGGGCAAGTATCCCCAACTGGCTTATATGTTTGCTGTGCCTAATGGCTTCTTTGCTACTATAGCTCAGAAGGGTAAGATGAAGGCTGAAGGTTTGCGTAGTGGTGTACCCGATATATTTTTACTTAGTCGAGCGTGGAAAGGAATTGGTTATGTTGAAGGGTACGCTGGCTGCTTCATTGAAATGAAAATTGAAAAGTACCGTAATCGTAAAGACGGTGGTTGCTCTGAGGAGCAAATTGATTTTATCAATTATGCTACCAGTGCTGGTTACTACTGCAAGGTGTGTTATAATTGGATGGAAGCTAGAGATACGTTGATAGCTTATTTGGAGGGAAAGTTATGATAAGCTATTGACTTAAGTTTTTTAACCGTATACATAGGCGTTATTCCAACAGGAGTAGCGCCTAATGTCTGATGCTCGCAAGAAAATGCTTGAACGTGTTCGGGCCATGCTCAACACTGAGGGTCGGACTGAAGCCGAAATGATGGCTTTCCTTGCTAAAGCACGGGAGCTTATGGCTACCTATGATATTGATGAAAGTGAATTGAAGGAAGCTGCTGAAAAAGCTGAAATTTACCGAACTGCTCCCTCTGATCCTTATGAGATTAAGAAAGGTCTTTGCGTGAATGTGGGCAGATTTACTTGCACAAAAGCATTTCGTGATGCTGACAAGGTTACTGTCTGTTTTGCTGGTAAGCAGAGCGATATCATTTTCGCAACATGGCTGCTGGATACGCTTCAGCGGTTTGTAATGCGAGCATTGCGCCAGCATCAGAAGGAATTAATTGGTAAGGGTAAGTTTCATAGCAATAACCTGACTTCAGCTAGCTTTGTAGCAGGTTGCGCGGCTAGGATTAACGAAAAGCTGAAAGAATTGGCTCCTATTGATTGGGCTAAGACGCAAGAATTAATTGTTGCTGAGCTTGGGTTGGCTCTGACTAAAGGGCGTAAAAGTAGTAGGAATGTTAGCGAAAAAGATGCAGCAGCAGGCTATGAGACTGGCAAACATGCTAGGTTTGATAAACCTGTTGGTAGTGGTGGTCAGTTGAGGATTGGGAAATGACAAATTACAAAGAGACTGCAATAAAAGTACAGCCTGCAATGTCAAGATATATTTGGACAATGAGCTTTAGCCATTGGGGTTGCTGTCAAGTAGAAGAAATTAATGATTTTATGTTCCGTGCTTTTAGAATGCATATTTTTTAAAATAACTGTTGACTGGTGGAAATCAACCGTATAGAAGATGGTGTATCAGCAAACGGGAGATATGGAAATGTACGGTCAAATCCTCACTGGCGCTGGTTACAAACTCTGGTCCACCACCACTAATCATACCTCTTGCTGGATTAAGGAAGGCAAGCCTGATATTAACGTATCCAATCTTTGTGGACTTTGGGGGTCAGAAGATGCTACTGATGATTATGGCTTTGGTAACAACGAAAAAGATTTAGTATCATACCTTAATTGGTAGTTGACTTTAATTTCTAAACCGTCTAAATCAATCCTACTGCAAACAATCACAAAGGAACTAATCACATGGCTTCACTTAAGGAAATGGGCACTCGCAAAGAGTTCTACTCGATTGATCCGCGCAAGCTTCAGATTAAGGATGGCTGGAATAGTCGGGATTTTTCGGACCCTGCCAACATTGAGCATGTTGAAATGCTCGCTAAGTCGATTGCAGAAGTTGGCGTTCGTGAGCCTCTGAAGGTCAACATGGAAGGTGACATTGCTTATGTCACCAATGGAGAATGCCGCTATCGCGCTGTAATGCTGTTGATTGAGCGCGGTGTAGAAATTAAAGCCGTGCCTGTCATGGCTGAAGATAAGCACGCCAATGAAGCTGACCGGCTGTTCACTCAGTTTATCAGCAACAGCGGTAAGCCGTTTGGCCCGATTGAAAACGCTCGCTTGTTTAAGCGTTTGGTTGATATGGGATGGGCACAGAAGGATATCGCTGGCAAGTCTGGTATGACTGGTGGCCGCATCAGCCAGATTTTGGAACTGAATACGCTGCCTGTTAGCCTTCAGCAGTTGATTATCGAAGGTAAAGCTTCTGCTAACATGGTGCTTCAGGTGTTTAAGAAGCACAACGGGAACCTTGACGCTGCTTACGCTGAGCTTACGGCGGCTATTGGCGAGGCTCAGAAGCAGGGCAGGACGCGCGCCCTTCCTCGCGATGGGGAAGGTAGCGGCGAAGGTGAAGGCGGCTCTGGCAAGTCTGGCAAGGGCACAGGCGGTCAGTCCCTGAAGGCTTATTTCAAGAAGCTGGTAGAGCAGGCTTACGCTGAGGAGCGGATTGACGATACTGAGAATATGGTTACTATGTCCCTCAGTGAGGAAGCTTGGGCTGAGTTGATGGAGAAGATTGATTATTGATTAGTGCAGCGTAGCAGGGAGCGCGAATGCTCCCTGCTTTAAATTTTAAATGGAGGAATGAGATATGGAAAAAATTACAGCTTTTGAATTGTTTGCGGCAATGGCTCCTAATCCTAGTGATGCTCACATTGAGTTGCAATATAAGCTTGACAAAATGAAAAACCCCCATAATGAAAGTCATAAGCCTAAGTTGCGCGATAGTATAGAAATTATTGCAGACTACAAAATAGAGTTTGCAAAGCTTATGATTAATAAAAGTTACGGTAAGTAACCCAAATGCGCCGTCTAGATCACATAGAAGCAGCCAAAGATGAAGCAGCAAAGCTAGGTGCTGTGATAGAACTGGAACAGCGGTCAAAACATATCTGCGGTACACTAAAAATTAATGGTCAGCAGCGTAAGATATTCCTGTCACTTACTCCTAGAGATAACAAGGTTTGCTTTGTTGTTCGGGAAGATGTTAGGAAGAAAGTAAAGGAAATGTGCCATGAGCGATGATAGTCAGCCGCTAACCATTCTACTGTATATTCAAGAAGGTTTGAAAGGGTTGGCAATCTTTGTTAGCTTGACTATAGTGTGGGCAGTTGTCAATGTTTTGTTTGGCTCATGACCAAAGATAAAGCTATCACAAACGCTAAGTATCTAATCCAGCGTACAGGAAAGCCTTGCTTCATCTATAGAGTTAGATATTACTGGTGCTTCACTGAGCGTGATAAGGAAACTGCTCAGTTGTCTTATGAGGATGAAATCAAAGATTATCAGGAGGTTAAGTTAGATGGATAACAGACAAAAGTTAATCAACGAATATGCTATTAACTTGTATAATGAGCAAGAAGAATGTTGCGCTCAAGGAGGGGTAGCTTTTGACAAAGAAGCTGCTATGAAATATGCGATAGAGGAAGCGACTATTTTTGTTGATAAGTGTATAGCTGTTGGAGCTAAATCTAATGACTAAACTTTTCGTATACGTTACCGGCTTGCGTGGCCCTGAAGCTCAGATTTGGGATGAACAGCGGTACTCTAACCAAAAGCCTGTGCCTACGTTGGCTCTCATAGAGCTAGCCAAGGATGAACACTTGATTGGGCTTAATGCGCTAAAGGAACGCTACCCGGCTCCTGTGAGTGAGGCAAAACCATGACAACTCAGCACAAGCTAGGCCATTACAGAGATGGTTTTGTGAGTGTTGCGTTTTGCAAAGTTTGCGGTGCTGAAGGTGAAAAATTATTTGAGCCTTGCCCACAAAAAATAGAAAATAGACTTGACGAAAAGAACCAAACTGCTAAATGAGAGTTATTGAAAACAGCGGAATAATCCGCATTCATTAGAGGAATAAAAAATGGACTTTGAACTTTTGAAGAATATTGTTGCTAACGACGCGGCTGGTAAGCTTACTTATGTTTCGGCTAGTGCTAAGCCGTTGGTTGATGCTGGCTTGATTGAAGTCAATCTTGAAGTCAAGAATGACAAGGGTGAGGTTGCTGCGCGTTCTACTGATGCTGGTAAGGCTAAGGTTGCCGGTGGTGATGTTGTTAAGTCCGCTGGTAACTATCAGATCATGAGTGGCATTTCCCTTCC